TTTTATATTAAGACGATATTTTGCTTCTGTAATAAACATCTCTACAGCACCTTCTACTATTTCCATATGAACATTTTCTGGTAATTCACAAGTATCTAGTATAGTAGTATCGTCTACACCTATTACATCAAATGTTTTTGGTTTGCGATAATATACTAAATCTATCTTCTTTACAATGGTATAACTATCGTGAATTATATTGATATATAACTAGTCGGTTACATCTGAATTGTTACCTTTATTTAATACGATATAGGGATTACGTAATATGGTTTGATTATAATAGGTTGAAATTATTTTCTCTACATCATCCTCTCTAACTGTTTTATTTGGAGTAATAACATAATCAGCAGAGTCTACTATTTCTGTAGATAATTTATAGTTTTTAGATAAAACACTATTTGATCTGATATATAAGAAGTAATCTGTAGGTAATACCGCTCTATCTGAAGTAGCATCAGTATTATTAATATCTTTTACAGCTACGGCTATAAGTTCTCTTGTTATTAAACCTTTAAGGGCATCTGCATTCTTTTTCTATGCTCTAGTACCATCCTAAACCATATCTTCTTGTAGATAGTTATTTCTAACAAATCTCTCTTGATATGCGTTTAAAAATGAAAATATCGTATCTGAGGTTAATTTTTCTTTTAGTTCAAAATCAGAATTCATTAAAGTAACTCTTCTTTCAAACTCAACCTACATGTTTCTTGCGTCCATAATTATTCTTGTAAATTATCTATTTCTAATTTAGATGATGTTCTTTGTGACTCTATATTTTCTAATGCTATAGCCACAGCTCTATTTATAACCTCATATAACACTTGAGTTGGTATCTCAGTTATATCGGTAGTATTAGTATTTACTATAACTTCTGGATATTTCACATATGACAGATCTAAAGTAAATGGTGATAACATTGTAGTAGTGTCTATGAAGACCTCTAAAGTGTTATTCTATAAAGTAGCAACAGGTATATTTATCCAAGGATCATTATTGTATGTCTTTCTAAACTTTCTAGCAGTCTCGTGATCTACCAATTCTACTGAAATACTATTAGAAGTTCCAAAATGCAATATAGCCTACACATAAAACATACGTTTAACTGTAGCACTACTTGTTTTGAAATCAGCTAATGTTAAAACATTTGAACTAGAACTAGTTGTCAATGCTATAGCACTATCTGTTTTAACCAATCCTTCTAAATCTGCAATACGTTTAACACTACCTTCAAAAGCTTCCTTTCGTACATTAGTACCAGTAAACTTATTAGATATAATATCAATGTATGCTTGATTTAAGAATAGATCGATTTCCTCAGGTAAGAATGCAGGGCAGCCACCGAAGGCTACACTCTGCGAATTCTTATCTAGGAATATCTTAAAATTCTAATGTAATTCCGCTATTGTCATTATTTAGATTTTATCTCTTGTAATATACTTAACTTAATATCTTGATTCTTCTTTTCCTTGAAATAAGCTATAGTATCATCTAAGCCATTACCAATCATGTCTGTCCCAAAATAATACTGTGAACGACTCTTTCTGATAATGTTTTTAGCTATCGCTTCTTCAATCATAAAGTTTAATTCTTTATCATCATTATTAACCCACTTACTTAAAAATCTCAATGGATCTTTTTCAATAAGTTCAGACATTTTAGATTCTACCAATTCATTTGACATAGAGTCTGATTTAAGTCCAAATAGTCTAAGACACTTACGCATATCTTCAATGGACATTTTATCCATACTGCGATAAGCTTCACGTTTAGTCTTATTGATTCTATTAGATTCTTCTGCTTCAACATCTTTGTTGATTAGAACATAATCTTTACTTGGATTAATTTGATTGATACCATCAGCTACACGTTTATGCCCTTTAAGGAATAGATAACGCATTTCATCTAATGGTTTTTCTGTATTCATTATAGTTTCTTCTTTACCTAACTTTATAACAAAAGTTGTCCAAAAATCACTATTTGATGATAGGTGTCCTTCTGGATACCCTAATTTCTTTTCGAATTCTTTAGCTTGCTCTTGAGTCAGACCAGTATAGAAATTACCAGTTCTTGTATAATAAGGACTTAAGTAGTCAAAGCATTTGGACCATTTTGTTAACCCAGTCCAAGGGTTTGTTTTAATTATTCTAACTATTACTTCCATAATTTTTATAAATTAGATTCATACCTGTTAGTGAAAATAATAATAGGTGAGGCCTTACACCTCACCATTATTACTTATTTAGATTATTTTATCTTACTCTGCGTCACAGATAAGTTCACCGCAAGCTCTAGGATCACGTAAGAACCAACCCATTTCACCTAAGAAGTTTACTGAGTAACCATCCTTAGCATTAGCTCTAAGATCACTTGTACTCTTACCGTAACCACTTGGAGCAACTGCACCAGCGATAACCCAGTTTACAAATTCACGATCTTTACGAACTACTTTAACCAAGTTAGCTTCACCATCACGTCTACCAAGATCAAGGAATGTCATACGATATGATTCTAATGGTTTCAATGAAATAGGATGCAACTGACGATTATAAACAGTATCATCATATAATGGGAAATACTTCAAAGTAAGTTCGATACCATTAGACATTTTGTAAGTCTTAAATTGACCACCAAATGTCAAGTTATCACCAGAACCAGTTACAAATACTGTATCCATAAGATTCAGTTGCGTAACTTTTTCCTTCAATACTTTATCGAATTCACGCATACCCATCTCACCAGTAAGAGCAATAAACTTACGTTCATTAGTACCCAATACATTGTAAGAAAGATCAGCTAAGAAGTCTTCCAATAATTCTGCAGTTAGTTTAGTATAATAACGTCTGTTAGATGGAGCAATTTGTTCCAATAGACCAGCGCCAATAAATACTGGACGACCGTTAGTACCCTTAACATTACAAGAACCATCTTTGTTTACGTTAGATTTAGCGTATACACCAAAGCGTTCACATCTCTTATACCATTCACGCATAGCTTTCCATTCTTGGAAAGTAGACCACAAGTAAGAAGACTTACCTGATTTAGGATCTTTCAATTGAACTGCCATTACAGTAGAATAAGCAGAACCAGTGATATCATATGACAAACGAATAGTCGTAAGATAATTACGCATTTTGAATTGCGTATTATAGTTCAAGATATCAGATTCCTCTGAGTACTCTTCATACGCAGAAGCAAGACGTGATACTTGACTACCAGCTGAAAGATATTCAGCAGGAACATATGATGCAGGGTTACCATCTGCCATAAAGCAAGTATATACATAAAGGTTACCATCTTGATAAGGGGCACCAGATACACGTACTTGAAAATCTTTATTATCAAATTCGAGAATAGCACCAGGACCAAACCAATTATCTTCTAACCACAATAAGATAGGCGTATTACCTAAACCTGCAGTAGAAGTTGATATAACAGCGGAACCATTCCATTTAGCATCTCTGATTGTAACCGCTCTATCAGCGTCAATCATTACTTGCCATTCCCAACTTGGTTGATCGATAGTAAGGATATTACCAAGACCACCGGTAAGCATATCAATTGATGTTGAATAGCCGTTATCTTTTGTACCAAATACATAAGACAATACTTGTGAAACCTGATAAGGATTTTGTTGAGAAGCTACTGAAATTTTAGCAGTATCAACTAAATCGCTAAACCACTTTCCTCTATAAAGTTGGAGATTATTTAGAATATTATTATCCATAAAAATACTAGTAATTTAATTTTTATTAGTTAGTAATTAATTACAACATACGAAGTTGTTTTGTAAAATCTGACCATATATTATCGTCAGATTGTCTAATTTCTTTTTTAGACTTTTTGTTGAGGCCATTGCTTTTTAAACTATTCTTAAAAGTATTGATAGCATCTTTGCTACCTTCCTTCTTAGCTACATCCAATAAGGTATCACCCTTCATTGTGAAGTAAGCAGACTCAAGTAAATTTTTTAAGCTTTTATCAAAATCCTTTTGATACTTAGATTTTCCATCAGCTTCCGGTTTGAATATATATTCCAGTAATACCTTTTTATCTTTTTCTGGTATCTTGATACCACGAACAGTATCCATCCCCTTTAATTCTGAAACAACGTCTTGAAATAATTTCTGTTGACGTTCTTTCTCTAATGCTGATTGCTTTTCCTAATCCTTTAATAGCTGTTCTTTCTTTTCTTCCCTGATATCTTTAAGTGCTTCTAATGCATCAGAAGCCTCATCTTCAAGTAAACCAGCATCAGCATACTTAGTTAACTTCTTCTCTATCTGAGTAGAACTATAACCTTTTTCTTTTAAGAACTCTTTAAGTACTAATTTCTGATTAGATTCATCATCTTCCAATTCAATAGTACTCAAATCAATATCAGCATCTACTTGGAAGTATGATTTAATATCACCACCATTCTTAACAAATGCATCCAGTTTTTCTATTTCTTCACTAGCGTATGTAGGTTTAGAATTCTCTTCTATAATAGTAGAGAAGTATTCAATAAGATCCTCAGCTGTAGAAGGTTTCTCTTCATCTTCTCCTACTTCCCATCCTAACTTCTCAGACAGAACATCAAAGAAGCCAGTGACAGCATTTACTTCAGTTTCATCTTCAATATTATCAGAATCTTCAGTTTCTACTTCCTCTTCCTTTACAGTTGTTTTCTTTTTCAATTTAACTGTAGTATCTGGTAGTTCTTCTGACTCTATTTCTTCTTCTGTATCATCAGTAGATTCTTCTTCTACTTCAACTTTTTTACCTTTAGGTGGTTTACTGTTAGCATTCTTAATTGCTTCTAGTTCCTCATCTGATATAGGTTCATCCCCTAACATATCTTTAGGGGTACTTAAATCAATCTCTTCTCCTACATTTGGACTCATCGTATCAAAGAAAGCTTGAAATCCATTTAATGTGTTATCTTTTTCCATAATTATATAATTAGATATTTAATATTTTTTCTATTGGTAATTTACTTTTTAGTACCTTTACCACTCTTTTTACCACCTTTGCAAGCCATAATATTATTATTTTTCACCTGAAACTTTATTAGATCTAGCAGTCTTAGCTTTTAATTGTTCTCTAGCCATAGCAGCGTCATCCTTCTATCTCTGTAGTTCCATTTGTTTATTAAGTTTTTCTCTCTCTAGTGACATCTTCTTTTGTTCTAAGTCTTTCTTGATATCCTATTCTCTTTGTTTTAAATAAGCATCTGATTTCTATTTCTAATCAGTAAGTGCCTATTTACTTATTTCCATTGGATCTGGTATACCATTATCATCTAAATCCATATCTTCTGCTCCACTATATAGATTCATTTGCGCAATAGCGAGTTTAGTAGCATTATCTTGATCTATCTTATATTTCTATAATTCCATTTCAGATTGTTTAACAGCTAATTCATCTTGTTTAATTTGATCAGCCATTTGTTGCATCTACTGTTCTCTTTCAGCTTGCTGTTGTTCCATAGCCTACTGTTGCTCCATACGTTTCTATTCGATATCTTCCAGTTTATTACGGATCATACTAACATTATCCATTGTAATAATTTCTGCTATATCTAATAGGCTAGCCCCATTCTACATAGCCGGTTGTAATAGTTGACGTAAAGCTTCTATCTATTGTTGATTTTTAGTACTATCTTCTACAAAGATATCCATATCTTCATAAAAGAAATTATCAGATAAAGTTAAGAATGCTCTAGTAGCATCATCAAGTATATATGATAAGCATTCTTTATTATCTTTCCATGCTGCTTTTGCAGTATCTAATAACATAGTTAATGCTTGTTTCTTAACTTGATTATGCATCCAGAATAAAGGTTCTGTAATATTGGCTGATTGTACAACAGATCTTTCTACATTACCAACTAACTCATTAGATGCTATAGACCCTTCACGTTGTTTACTTACACCAGATATCTCAGATATCATCTATTCTATCTTATCCATCAACATTATATATTGATTGATACTATTAGCCATAGTTAAATCTATATCAGATATTTGATTAAATCCCGCAGCTTTACCGCCTTCTCTACCTGGTATATCCCATCCCTCTTCATAAGGATTAACAAAGTTAACACCTAACGCTGATATATAGTGCATCCACTTATTAACATCAATACCCATTGATTTAGGTATCTATGTTATATCCATATTAAGTACTTTACCTTTATCTCTAGACATAGCTAATTCTACACGATACCATAGTACAATATACATATACTGTAATGGTTTCATTGTGCTAACTAATGATTTAGGTTTACTATTTGTATTATTATATATAACCCCAGTATATGGTAATTTCTATGAATTTACATTATCTGCAGATATATGTTGATATTCCAATGGTTGTATACCTACGTATAAATCTTCACCAATACGATATCCTTCCCATACTTCTATAATCCAACGCCATTCTACATTTAGTTCATTACCTGTAACATTATAGGTTTCATCAACTTGAAATTCTTCATCTGCTCCAGTAGATGGATTAATTACAGTTACAAAACCAATCTTCTTAAATGATTTCCAGCAACAATGCCATACGTGAATAGTATTAGAATCATCGAATGGATTAGAACTAAACTTACTTAAACTATGTGTTTTGATATGTGGGTAGTCCATATTGTTTTTACGCATCTCTGGATTAAGTCCACTATATGGAGCATCCTCCATCATATCTAGTAAATCATTCAGTTGTTTCTCTGTCATCTTATCATACAAAGAATCATATATCTCTGTAGATGACATCTACATAGCTCTGACACACCATTCAGCATCATGTAGGAATTCCATTTCCGAAGTCTAATCATAACCTATATCCATAGGATTAACTCTTTCTAGAAATGGTTGACCATTACGTATGCCAATATAATATATCTCTTCACCCCCAATCAAAGCATCTTTCCATCCTTTAAAGAACTCATGCTGTAGGTTAAGTTTATTCTTAAGATACTATAGTGAATGATATGCAGTTAACTCTGCAATATCTTTATAATCTCTAGTAAGGTATTTATGAATCTATTCAGGAGTCATTATTTCCCCAGAATCTAATGCTTCTTGATATCGCTATTGATCTTCTTCACTTAGTCTACCCATAATACTAGCCTGAACATAGTCCATAACCATCTGTTTAGCTTTATCCTATAGTTCACCTGTAGCGATATCACTAGTACGCACTACTTTAAAGTTAAATGGGCGTTTAGTTTCCTCACCTAATAATAAGTCTATCTTAGGTTTAATAATATTATAATCCTGGGCTGTTGCAGGAAACCCGTCAGTTTGTTTGAATGGGTTTGTTACATACTTAAGGTCTTTCTCATTATAAACACTATTATAAAGATCATAGTATGTTTTCATTTCTTCTTCCCTAGTTCTAGTATTACTATTTCTTGAAACAGAACCATGTTCGATTATATAATCAACACAGGCTTCTTTCCAATTATCTGTCTTCTTTGACATAGGTAATTTCTATGCAGGAAATGTATTTATATCTCTCATAATTAAAACGTATACGTAATTATATTATCAGATACTCGCGAAGTATCCTCATTAAACCATTCATTAGTAAAAATAGGACCATCAAATAATAATCTAGATTTATTATCATCCTATCTCTTTTTCACAACTACGTTGTGTAGTTGTTCTTTATAAATCATAACCTGTATGAACGCGCATACCCTATCAAAGTTACCAGTATCATTATAACTAATAAGTTCTTCTAATAGCGGTTCAGATAGTATCCTCGTTAGGTTTCTACAACCAGGTGCGAATTCTTCATTAAGCCATTCTTTAATCATACCTTCACCCCAATCTTTTATCTGTTTGTTTAGATGGCAACCTTTCTTACGTTGTACAGTACTATTCTTAACGATATCGCTGATAATATCCGGTTGATCAGCTAATAAGTAATCACAATGTTTAGCGGTAAAGTATGGGAATATACCCTTACGTTCATTCTCATACATAATCCTACCATTATAATATAATGCTAGTTTACGGACATTCTCATAGTATTCTTCTGCAGTTTCTGGTCTACCTGTATACTCAGCAACTATTATATCATAATACTCTTCAAAGTTCTAAAATCGTTTATACACTATAGTAGAACCTAATGAATTAGTACCAGCTTTATCATGATCATATGGGTCAACCCCAAGTATATATAAACCTACTGGCGCATCTTTAACTGGATGTTCCCATATAACTATAGCTCCTGTAGGATCATCATCTTTACCTAATGGGTACTTTGTAACATCACCTGTTTTTTTCTATTGCCAACTTATAGTACCATCATTATTAAATACTAGATCACCAACCTATTTATGGTTAGTCAATGCTCTATTTGTACGTATTAATGCTAACTGTGACTATAACTCTTTCTTAGGGAATATATTACCATTGAACTCTAACATCGCCTCTGCAGGAGTTACAGGACGTTCTGCGACATACCTATCTATAGCAGTACTATTGGTAGCATTAGATATTACTTTCTATCGTTCACTTAGTATGAATTGTAATGCTTCTCTATATAAAGTATTACCATCTTCATCCATATATAAACGTGTACCATGTTCATCTCTAGTATCGAGATTAGTATACTATGGGCAAAAGAATCCACATTCTTTATCACCAGCATTCTCATCCCATATGTTTTTAAAACCTAAACAATTGTAACCAATTGGGTTATAAAACATATCCTTAAGTGGAGCAAAACTACTACCTTCATCACCTCCTGTACCCCAGCATATCATTAATCCGAATGCAACACCGTCTTGTTCAATAGAAGGTCTAGCAATTTGCCATGCTGCAGACAATTCAGAGAAAGAACCTGCTTCTTCAAATAGTATTAACTTAGCACGTTTACCACGAACTACATCAGGATTATCTTTTAATGTTACCCCAATTATTTCAGACTTATAACCTACTTCAATTTCATTACCATATTCATCTTTAACGAACATACCAGCACGTTTCTTCATACTAGTATTAACACTACGTTTCTTACCCCATGCGGTATGTTCATCTATAAAGTCCATGTAATCCCAGGATTTCGTTAGGATACCATCTTCTGTTAGATATTGTTTATTAGATGCGTATATATATGTTTTTGACTTAGGTATTAAGTAATAATTACGACAAGCCATTGCCGCTCCTTTGTATGAGAAACCTTTACGACGACTCTTAAGTAGACAGATGTGTTTACCACAATCCTCAGCATCCTATACTGCATCAAAGTAGTACATATCATAATCATAGAAATCTGGAAAGGTTACTTCACTGGTACGCTTATTAATTTCATTACCATGTTTATCTATGTGCAAAGCGTTAACGATACGTATAATAGGGCAATAGTTTAAATAAAAATAGTTATATCCACTAATGTAATCACCATCATCAGCAGTATAACCATTGATACACCTATCTTTTTCTTCATCCCAGAAGTCATAAAACTCTGTAGTTTCAATAGGGTACTTACAATAAGAGCCACTCTAGATATACTCTAAAGCGGCTTTTCTAAACTTATTGCTATTTTTGATCTTTTTCTAGAAATCAATCATGTATTATAATTTTTCAAAAGTCTTACCAGATTCACTCATGATAAAATAAGTATATTCATTGAGAGTATCATTTTGTCTAACGAATATTTCATCGCCATTCTCTCCACAAATAATAACTTTTATAAGTTCTTTATTCTCATTCGGATATCGTTCCATTATTTTATCAAATTCGGTTATACCATTTTTAATAGTGGCATAAGCATCGCCTAATTCAAAGTTTTCAATTACTTGTTCAAATGGCATACTTTCATCTGCCCTTGTTTCTTCTATTATTCTAAGTGTATACATATCTATATTTATTTATTATTAATTACGAATTGGTCGCCTTACCAGGATTCGAACCCAGACTAAGGAGGTTAGAGCTCCCTGTGCTAGCCATTACACCATAAGGCAATATTGTGGGCAGTATTTAACTGCCCATATATTTAGAATAAGTTCTTAACTTTATTCCATAGTGATTTTACATCTTCTACTAATTTAGTATAAAATGTAGATTTTTTAATTGTCTGTCTAGCTTGTTCGCATTCAGCGATTGCTTCCTCAACAGTAATATTTTCATTAGTAAGGTCTAATACCACTGTAGGTTTAACCACCTTATTAAATTTATTGTTCTTCATATCTTTTTAATTTATATATAATAAACGGTTTATAATTTTTTATGTATCTTAATTTTGTAGTATAATAACATTAATTAACTAATTCATATGGGTTAATCTTTTCATCACCACGTACTTTAGATATCTTGGATAATTCATTTGCTCTAACAGAACTTTCTAATTTATCTAGACTACTTATGGTTTTATCTAGATTACCGATAGCTGCTGTTATATCTTTTACTTTCTTATCATCAAGTATATCATCCAATGAATTATCATAATATTCTCTAATACTATCCAACTTCTTACGTGAACTCATTAATAAACGTAATGCTAACGAATCTTGTACTACAGTATTATATTGTTCTTCTGCTATTAATACTTCTGTTGGTAATTGATAATCTTCATCATAGAATACTGCTTTTTTTACTTTAGATTCTAATTGATCTGCAGGAGTAGATTTAACATAAGGTGAATCATATTTATTCTTTAATACTATATATGATATATATCTAGTAACTAGATCCTTATCTTTATTATTATCCCACAGATCTTTAAAGAATGGTAATCCTAAAGCCTCTGTATGTATTGTTACTTTACCACCAACTATATCAAATAGTTTCATTTTCTACTTTCTCTTCTACTGGTTTAACTTTACTTATTTCTTCAATAGCGTCTTTTAATAGGATATTATTTGTTATAAATATAGTTCCATTTTCATCTTCACTCTTATAATTATACAGATTAAGAATTACATCTCCAGCTTTATATTCTAATTTTTCACCATTAAAATTATATGAACCATCTTCTTTTGCAACATATATTCTATTTATACTAACTTCTGCAAATGTAGTATCTCTAGTTACTTCTTCTGTTTCAGTATCATATAGATATACGCAATTATAATCCATACTTATTAGTTTCTTCATAATGTTTTTGTATTTAAATAATATTCTTTTTCTAGTAATTCTATTAACCTCTTCGCTTTATCTATAGTACAGTTCGAGTTATTATATTCTGGTATATTATTATATCGCCATACCATATCTTTATACTCACGAATTTCCTTCTACAGACTTGTCTTCAGTATATTCATCTTGTTTGATATTATCTGTAGAACCATACCCATCAGTACCTCTATCACTTACTTCTAGTTCATCTACTAATACTGGTTCAAATTCCAAATAAGGTAATATAAGTAACTGAGCCATAGCTTCATCCATTTGATATACTCTAGGTAGAGCATCAGTAGTAATCTTAAATTTACACATCAACTCACCTCTATAACCAGAATCTATAACGCCTACAGCATTGGTTAACACTAAAGATTTAGTTGCTACAGAACTTCTCATAAACAGTAACCCAACATACCCTTCTGGTATTTCTACTGCAATGTCTGTATGATATACCAATATTACTTTACCAGCATCATCTAGTTCTTGAGTAAGTCTTGTAGGCATTAAATCATATCCTGCATCAGTAATATGTTTTCTTTCTGGTAATATACCATTACTTTGTTTAATAGTTTCTACACCATCTTTATCTTTAATACTATAGTCTAGTTTCTTAAATCTTATTTGTTTCATTTCTTTCATATATATATTTGTATAATTTACCTATAATTTCATTACTACATATGTATAATTCCATATACACATCATCAGTACATTTATAGATTATATCTTCTGTTAATATTCTATTAGTAGCATCATCTAATTTTACTCCACATACTTTATATTCACCTACCGGATATGACATTTTATAATATATCATTAGTTCCATTAAGTCTCTAAATAATTCTGGAGTAAGCTTATTTACTAATATTTTCTGCTATTTTCTTATCATCTCTTTTATATCTGGTGTAATCAGGATTTCCCAATAGAAACTATTCTTCTGCATGTTTTTCATAACCCATTCCATCTATAAAATCAAGAATTCTTATGACTGTAATCTACCCATCTTGCCATTCATGCCTATGAAAGTAAGTATAATCATTTTCCATTATTTATAAATCTTTTCAATAAATATACTAAGTGTATCATTAAAATCGGCATTAGTTATTCTATAACTATCACATAATGAGGTTATTAACCCACGAAGCATATATGAGTACAATTCTATCGGTTCATTTTCTGTAAAAGTATATTTACTTTTTATGTTTCTGTTCATATACGTTAATCCTATTTTATGTTTTTTAGCATTACCTAATAATTCTACATAAATCTTTTCTGATCCAATTGGGTTATTAGACAATTCATTATATTTATCAACATCCATATATTCATTAAATTTATCAATACCATTTGTTTTAATTATAAATACAGGGGGATTTATATATTCTTTTCGAAGTCTATCTTCTTGTTTCTTATACCAACTCATATTCTATTCCAAAATTCATCTAACTTCTTTAATCTTATCCCTACTTTCTTATTTTTATCAATAACTTTATTCATTATATTAATATACTGATTCATCAAATGCAAACTTAGTTATATTTACTTTAGGATACTAGTTATTTAGTTTCATCGAATAATAGTTTAAGTTCATTAGCTAGTTTCTGCATATCAGGATGAGCTGCTTTTGAACATCTTAGTTCAAAGAAATGATCCCAATCAGATTCAAATCCAGTCATTACAACTTCAGTCTTTAATGAATTAGGTAATACAGCTCTTACTTGTTGTGGCTTTAATCCTCTCTTTAGTAACGCAAAATATGCATTTTCAGCAAATTCTAAAATATAATCTAATGTGTCAGCATCTGTAAAATCATCAAAATTATCAGCTTCCATTAACTCAGAATACCCGGCCCAATCACTAGGCTGAATGAAAGTCAATTCGTTACCAAATTTATCTTTACTATAATTACAATATCTAGTACTTTCTTGTGCAAAACTAAACACACGGTGTCTAACTAATTCGTGAGATATACCTCTATCACAAATAAATTTAGCAGTTATTCTTTTCTCATGATATTCAGTAGGTTCACATAAATACTGTAAGTCATCCAACCAGTTATTTTCAACAAGTACTCTTAAATTAGTAGTTATATAAGCTCTTGTATCTGACCAGTTGCATTTAGAAAACTTATTATATTTATATTTTTGAGCAACATTATGTTCATTAGTACTAATACCTGTGGCATCTTCTATTAATAGAATTAAATATATAGTACCATGTTCTAGCATAGCATAATGTTTAGATGCTATCATTCTATCTACAAATTCTTTAGCAGAATTGTCTGTTAGCTTATCCTCAGATTTATAACAAGTTCTACCTGCTAACTCTATTTGTTTATATATATCTTGTAGAGTATATCCTGTAGGGTTAACTATGTCTACTCTTGAGTTTATTAATTTCATATATTCTTATTAAAATAATCATTAGCGAATTCTTCAAATGCCACATCGCAATCATATTCATCACGTCCGGTTAAGTTTAGTTCATCTATGAATTCGTTTTGAATAGTGCAACATTCATTGTACAAATCTGTATCTGCAGCCGAGTCTAAATCTTTAGTGAGGACTTTTCCTTTCTCATACTTCATACACAGTGCATGATATGGCTTATCGATCTTATCATCAATTAATTGGCCACCTTTTACTAACCAGAATACAAATCTATTCTTAGCCTTCATAATAAGGAGTTTCGTCAATTATACAAATTCTATCTTTCGCATCAGTATCCACGCCAGATACTTCACAATAGTATCCTTGAGCATTGAATAGCATTACTGTCGCATCATCATAATAG